AACATAGATGATGGCACTATATTAATGTTCGGAATAAAATAAATTGACTAAAACAAACAATAAACTATAGGAGTAACAATGGAACATAAACTAGTAGATGGTATAAAGATACCTTTGACTGCTCAGGAAATAGCACAACGTCAAGTAGATGAAATAGCTTGGCAGAACGGAGCATTTGATAGAGCTATGGCTTCTTTAAGAGTAAGACGAAATGCTCTATTAACTTCTACAGATTTTTATGCTTTGTCTGATAACACACTTTCATTAAATATGAAAAATTATCGACAATCATTAAGAGATATTACAGAGGGTTTAACCAATGTAAATCAAGTAAATGCTGTAGTATGGCCAACTAAACCATTAGATTAATCTTTATAAATATAATTAAATATAGAGAAATAAATGGCCATTTCAAAAATTAAAACAGCCTCGATAACAGATGACGCAATTACATCGGCAAAGATTGCTACGGGTGCGGTCAGTGTCACAGACGTGGCCGATGGTACACTTACAAGTGATAAATTAGCCGATGGTACACTTACACTAGCAAAATTATCAGCCACTGGCACAAAAGACGCTACCACATTTTTAAGAGGCGATAATACCTTTGCCACGGTTACTGCAGATGGAACAGTTGACTGGGACACAACAGTCAAGACTTCAGGATTTACGGCGACTGCTAATAAAGGATTTTTCTGTAATACAACATCTGCCGAATTTACAGTTACACTACCAGCTTCGCCTACTGCTGGAGATGAAGTTGTAATTTTAGATTACGCAGGAACTTTTGGTACAAACAAAGTTACTTTAGCACCCAATGGAAATAAAATTGAAAGTGGAACAGGGGTTAAAACACTTACAACAAATAGAGAAGCAGTAAGAATAGTTTATATTGATGCAACACAAGGTTGGATTGCTTATTCTGGTGTTAATGAAGGTAGTAAAAGTTTATCCCCTCCTGATTATTCAGTAGATTTTTTAGTTATAGCTGGAGGTGGTGGTGGAGGTGGAAATTATCATGGCGGAGGAGGTGGTGCTGGAGGATATAGAAATTCATACTTATCAGAAACATCAGGTGGTGGTGGAAGTTCAGAAACAGAATTAACTTTTACAGCTGGAACAGTTTATACAATTACAGTTGGTGCTGGTGGTGCTGGTGGAACAAATAATAATGCAGGACCAAAAGGAGTTAATGGTTCTGATTCATCAATTTCAGGAACAGGAATTACAACAGTAACTTCTTCTGGTGGCGGAGGTGGTGGTAATTATTCATCTCCAAATAATTCAGCTTTAAATGATGGTTCGTCAGGTGGTTCTGGAGGAGGTGGTGCGGCTTCAGGGCCACCAGCATCAGGAACAGGAGGAGCAGGAACAGCAAATCAAGGTTATGCTGGAGGAAGTGTTAATCAATATCAACCACAGTATTTTGGCGGAGGCGGAGGAGGTGCTGGTGCAGTAGGTGCAGGTGGTAGTGTTCTAGGTAATGGTTCTGGTGGAACTGGTTTAGCTTCATCAATAACTGGTTCTTCTGTTTTCAGAGCAGGAGGAGGTGGTGGCGGTACTGGTAGTGGAAGTGCAGTATGGACTGGTACTGGTGGTACTGGAGGAGGTGCTAATGGTGTAACAAGTGGTGCTGGTAATGCTGGTTCTGCTAATACTGGTGGTGGGGGAGGTGGTACAGGTAGTCCAAATAATACTGGAGGTGCTGGTGGCTCAGGAGTTGTAATACTTCGTATGGCAACAGCTTCTTATTCAGGAACAACAACTGGTTCTCCAACAGTTACAACATCTGGTTCAGATACAATATTAACATATACCGCATCAGGGAGTTACACAGGATAATATGGCACACTTTGCAAAATTAGGAGTAGGAAACATAGTTGAACAAATAATTGTAATTCATAATTCTGTAATCATAGATGAAAATGGAATTGAACAAGAAAAACTTGGGTCAGATTTTATAAATAAACTTTACAACACAAGAGATGTTTGGAAACAAACTTCTTATAATGGAAACATCAGAAAAAATTATGCAGGAATTGGTTATCAATACGACCAACAAAGAGATGCTTTTATACCACCTAAACCTTTTAATAGTTGGGTATTAGATGAGAATACTTGTCTTTGGGAAGCACCAGTTGCTAAACCAAATGATGAAAATAAATATAAGTGGAATGAAGAAAATCAATCTTGGGATTTAGTGGTAGTATAAATATAATTATAGATAATTAAGTTTTATTATGGAAGCAACAATCAAAGAACCTAAATTTCAAAACTCGTCTTGGAATTTTGAATTAGACCAAATAAATCTTTACGCATTTTGGAATAACGCATTTTCAAAAGAAGAATGTCAAACAATCATTAATATAGCAAAAGATAAAGGTTTAATAAAAGGTAAGACTAGAGAAGAATCTGTGTCTGATGTAAGAAATTCAAAAATTTCTTGGTTATATCCTGTTGATGGTATGGATTGGGTATTTCGTAGAGTAACTGACATTACATTAAATCTTAATGAAAGATTTTTTAAGTTTGATTTATTTGGAATAAATGAGGGTTTTCAATTTACTAATTATGAAGCACCATCTGGTAAATATGGTAAGCATGTTGATAGAGGAATGAATATAGGTGTAAGAAAATTATCTATATCTATTCAACTTACAAATCCTGATGAGTATGAAGGTGGAGAACTTTATTTATATGATGGCGATAAAGGAAATCTTATGGATAAAACACAAGGAACATTAATTATATTTCCTTCTTATGTATTACACGAAGTTATGCCAGTAACTAAAGGCGAAAGAAATTCTTTAGTAACTTGGGTAACTGGCAAACAATTCAAATGACAGTAAGAAAACTATCTGTTGAAACCATTATAAAAGCATACATAAATGTATAGAATACTTTAATAATAAGAAATAATTATAGTATTTTCTATTAATTAATAAATAATATTATGAGTAAACTTGAGGATAAAGTAAATGAGATACTGGGTATTGAAAAAGAAAAATTACCGGTAATAAAAGAAGAAAAACCACTTACACCACGTATAGAAGATAAATCAAAGACAGATATTGATAACGATTACGTTTATAGTAGAGATAGTTACTACAATCTAATTGAAAAGGGTCAAGAGGCCATTGACGGTATATTAGAGATTGCAAAAGAAGGCCAAGCTCCTAGGAGTTATGAAGTTTTAGGTACTCTAATATCAAATGTTGCTACTACTATTGAAAAATTACAAGACTTACAAAAAAAAATGAAAGATTTGAAAGACTTACCAAAAACGGCAAATCAAACAATTAAAAACGCACTGTTTGTGGGTTCAACAAAAGAATTACAACAATTATTAAAACAAAAAGAACAAAAAGAACAAAAAGAAGATAAAGTTGAATAGGTCAACACCCAAGTATAATAAATACATATATGTATCATTATGTATATAAAACTATAAATTCTAAAAATGGAAAATATTGTTTTGGTAAACATTCTACTAATAATTTAAATGACGGTTATCAAGGTTCAAGTAAATGGGTAAAAGATTGCAACAAATCTAAAACTCCTTTAGTTACAAAAATAATTAAATTTTTTAATGAAGAAAAAAAAGCTTATCAATTTGAAAAAGAATTGGTAGAAAAATATTTTAATGATCCTTTAAATAAAAATATGATAGCTGGTGGACTAGGCTATCAAAGTGGTAAAAATCATCTTTACTATGGAAAATCAATGCCTTTAGAAAAAAAAATAAAAATATCTCTATCTCAAAAAGGTAAACCTAGATGGACAGAAGAACAGAAAAAAAAAATAGGAGAAAAACATAAAGGAAAAAAAAGTTACTGGTATGGTAAAAAGTTACCAGATGAAATTAAAAAGAAAATATCTATAGCAAATTCAGGTGAAAATAATGGTATGAAAAGATTTGGTTGGAAAAATAAAGGAGCTAAAAACGGTATGTATAAAAAGGACCATACTCCTGAAAACAAAAAAAGAATGAGTGAAGCAGCTAAAAAATATTGGGTTGAGTGGAGATTAAAAAATAAAAAATGAAACTACTGAAATCAAAGAGCCAGTTACAAAAAAAGAAGATATTTGATTTACAAAAACTTGTAACAATTAAAGACACATCACCTTTACAAGAATTATTAAACGGTGAAGAAATGAATGAACCAA